ATGGAGAACTATCGGGAATTATACTAGAACACAGTGTATAGAGTGGGAGACTGGGTGGCACCATTTGAACTATGCCTCATCAACCACGGTTCTCGAAAGTGCAAAATAGTGCAATAAAGTGCAATTTTGCCCACCAAACGATGGAAACGGCCTAGTTTACAGGCTGGTCTAACGGTGCTACCAGTATTTATCTACACTAAATCCACGGTGAAATAGCAGCGACTCTTCACTATATAGGACCGAGATCCCACTATACACACATAGGCCCCGCTGCTTGATATGTGATCACATACAGTAAATACACTACTAGGAGCGACCTTGTCACAGAATCACATTAAGGCCATAGCAGATCACATACAGGGCACTGTCTCAGTGCTAAATCCACACGGTGATACCAGACTTAATACCTTATATACACAGGGATTCATACTGGGACATCTGGCATCAATCTTCTCAAACGATGCCATACTCTACCGAGAGTTCCTGGAACACTGTGAACATCTTGCTCAAAAACAACACAAAAAGATTGACACGCACCGTAAATGATCATATAATAAGTATATGCTGAAGAAAAGGCAGTTAAGTAGGAGCAGAGACATGACATTACCAGATGAAAGATACCGTGCAGTCAAGGCAGCAGCACAGTTTCTAGCACGACTAGCGGGTGGGGAATATCCCCGTGTGCCCAAGGCAGTTCGTGCAGAAGCTCGCAGCGTGTTGAGACACTATCCACTAGACTGGGATTTGAAGCAGGCAGCTGATGCAGCGCCACACGTATTCCAAGAACGAATGGAACCTTTACATAGAATGGTTCTGCAGCACCAACAACAGCAGCAGGAGTAACAGATTAACGGGCCTCTAGCTCATGTTGGTTAGAGCAGCGGACTCATAATCCGTTGGTGCCGTGTTCGACTCACGGGGGGCCCACCAACAAGCTCGGATGGTGAAATAGGTAGACACAAGAGACTTAAAATCTCTCGCTGTAATGGCGTCCCGGTTCGATTCCGGGTCCGAGCACCACGTTCAGACAGTAGCTCAGTTGGATAGAGCAACGCCCTTCTAAGGCGTCGGTCGGGGGTTCGAATCCCTCCTGTCTGGCCATGCAGCGTCAAGCTGAAGTGCCTTGATTTAGCCCAAAGTGTGGCTGTTTGGCTACACATTGGATAAGCTGTGGATAAGTCTGCAGCGTCTCGCAGCTAACGAGAAACCCTAGAGTCATCAGGGTCATTTGGTCGTTTGGTTGACGCTTTCACCAAAATGCGCTATAATAGCGACATGGACACAAAAAACACACCCCGCAAGAAGCGAGCAGATCGCAATCATATCATATATGAACTGCGAGTCAACGGCTTGAACTACATTGGCGTCACAGCCAAGACTGAAAGCACTATTAATAAGAGTGTTCTTAGCCGTGCGGCCAAGCACTTCTATCGTGCCAAAACAGAGACCAAGAACTGGCTCTTGTGCCAAGAACTCCGCAAGCTGGCTGACAAGAGCGAGATCGAAGTATACGTACACGAAGTGATTCGTGGCAAGGCGGCGGCCCACAAGCGTGAGGTAGAGCTTCGCCGTGCTATTAACCCTGCACTGAATACGGACATTCGTGGGGACTGATTGACAAGGTGACCGTTTGGTGCTATAATAGACACATAGACAACAAAGGAGCGGCAATGAAACAAGATTACACCATGTACATCTACAAGGCGGACAAGCGTACCAAAACTGGTGAACGCTTGTTTAGTACTACAGTGTGGACAGACCGTACTGCGGAAGCTATGCGCAATGAGTGCAATGGACTCTACTGGTTGTACCCTGCCAAGGAGGGCTGGCGCTTTGAGTGTGTGCCCTCGATGAAGACTGTACGCAACTTGATGACGGGCAAAGATGTGCAGATAGCACACGACACACCTCGTAGTTGTGACCCTTCAAGCGAACTCTACTGGAGCATGTGATGATCAAATGGGAATGCCAGATGTTCTACAAGGACAAGCTGTACTCAGGACACTATTGGGGTGACGAGCTCAGCTTGGCCCGTGCTCGCCGCAAGGTAGTGGAACTGCAACGTATGCATCCACCAATGCGATTTGTATTGACAGATTGGCAAAAAGGCAGTATAATTAGCATAGACAAACACACAAAGGAACTGGTATGACTAGACACTACGAAGAACTGGCTGTATACGAGCGTGAAGGCTACGAGATCATTGTGGACAAGACCTGGGAAGATATCAGTGTTGCAGACTGCTTTGATGACACTCAGTTCGACATTGCAGAGATCAACCACAACATTGAACACGGCCACTTGGATTGGTTCGTGTTGCGGGTACGTGTCTTGGTTGAAGGACTTGAGCTGGATTCAGAACACTTGGGCGGTATGCTCTACGAAGACGCTAAGGAGTGTCTCACAGACGGAACAGCAGAGGATCTTATTACACAGAGCCTAGACAATGCTAAACAGCAGGTGTACAGACTCTACAGGAAGTTCCAGGACTTGAGCTGGGAACTAGATGCTGCAGGGGTTGACAGGTCCACAGTTTGAAGCTATAATAGATACTTAGACACAAAGGAGCGCGATATGATTACAGCAGACACAATAAAGGTACTTGCCTCGTATAGCCCACAGTACCTGACTAAGGCCGCACAGCTAGCAGGCTACAAGGGTGCTAACTTCACAGCCTGTAAGTTCCTGGGCATTACCAACGGCGGACAGTTCTGCTACACAGCAGTCTTTCCGGTCAAGGGCGGAACAGATAGTACTAAAGTATTTCTTAGCTATGACCACGATGAAGATAGGGTTATTGCTGACATCCAGTTGACAGAACTTGCATAAGCTGTTATAATTGATACTTACACAAACACATTAGGAGCGACAAATGGGAACTAGAAGCACTATTGCATTGGAATTCGCAGACGGCACAGTACAGGCAGTCTACTGTCACTGGGATGGTTATCTTGCACACAATGGGCAGATCTTGCTCAAGCACTACTCAAACCCTTTCATCCTGCGGGACTTGATTGACTTGGGAGACATCAGTTCACTCAAGAGCACAATCGGTACCAAGCATGCCTTTAGCCAATTTGAATTGCGGGCTGAAGAAGTTGCAGGCTTCAAATTGTTGACTGAGAATATGACTACCTTCTACGGACGCGATCGTGGCGAGACAGGTACAAGTGCCAAAAAGTTCAAAGACTACGAGGACTATGTGGCCAATCACCAGTATGAGGAATACGACTACATCCTGCGCAATGACAACGGTGTGGCTGTTTGGTTCGTTTGCGATCACGACGGCGCCTATGTTACATTGGAGTCAGCTATTATGGACGAACAAGATCGAATTGCACAAGAGGAAACAGCATGAGCATTATGAAAGACTTGGCCTACGACATTCAAGAACTCTACATTGAGGGTTTCAACAGCAGAGCAATTGCACAGGAACTAGGGTGCCCCATAGAGATTGTATTGGGTGCGCTGGAAGCAATGAATGTGGCAGATGCGCCACACGAAGAATACAGTCCCTACTACGGGGCTTGACACATTGAGCTTTCTTTGCTATAATAGAGACTTACTAACACACAGGAGCGAACAAAATGGCTACACTAGTTGAGATTACAGAAGGTGCTTACGGTGCCCGCAAGAACATGATTACTCCAGGCATCCGCTTGCAGATGATCAAGGACTTTGACGGCGAGGCAATCACCTGCTTGGCTGGCGATGAAATTGAAGGTGGTCGCAACCCCTACAAGAAGATCCGTGTTAAAGTGCCAGGCATTAGTGCCTACCGTGTAGTATCACACATTGACGAAGCTCCTGTAGGAGACAACAGTTTGGTTCAGCTCAAGATAGCTGATACGGCTGTAGCACATATTAGCGATGAAGATCTCATCGAGAAGACTCGTGCTCGCTTCCAAGTACTTACAGACATGACTAAGGCTGTTAAGGCTGGTGATGTACGTGCTATGATTGTGACAGGCCCTCCGGGTGTTGGCAAATCGTTTGGCGTAGAAGAAGTGCTGACTAAGGACGACTTGTTCAATACGCTAGGCGAGCGCAAGCCACGCTATGAGATTGTGAAAGGTGCTATGAGTGCCATTGGCTTGTACAGCAAGCTCTACGAGTTCTCAAGCGAGAAGAATGTTATTGTGTTTGATGACTGTGACTCAGTACTGTTAGATGACCTGAGCCTGAACATCTTGAAGGCCGCTTTGGACAGTTCCAAGAAGCGTACTATCTCTTGGAACACTGACAGCCGTATCTTGCGTTCAGAAGGCATCCCAGATCGCTTCGAGTTCAAAGCAGGTGCGATCTTTATTACCAACATCAAGTTTGAGAATGTACGCTCTAAGAAGTTGCAGGATCACTTGGCAGCTTTGGAAAGTCGTTGCCACTACATTGATCTGCAGATGGACACAGATCGTGAGAAGGTCTTGCGTATCAAGCAGATCGTTGCAGACGGTATGTTGGACGAGTACGAGCTGAGCGATGTGGCCAAGATCGATGTTGTGGACTTTGTGTCTAACAACCGTGCTAAACTGCGCGAGCTGAGCCTGCGTACGGTGTTGAAGGTTGCACAATTGCGTAAGGCGTTTGCTAGCAACTGGGAAGCAATGGCTGAAGTTACTGTTATGAAGCGAGGTGCCTAATGGCAACAGACACCTTAGGGTGCCAGTGGATTGGTTCGGAGCAGACCCAGGCTCCGTTCCACTCCTGTGGTAAGAAAGTGTTCCCGGGCAAGAGCTACTGTGAAGATCACGTGTGGCTGGTCTACAAAAAGAACACTAACAAAGGCAACAAACGCAAGATCAATGAGATCGAGAAAGAGTTGGCTGAGATCAAACGTATTGAAGAAGTTGAGGAGATCATAAATGCTTAAAATTATTCTAGTCATTGCCCTAATCATCTTCCTGTTGGCTATTGGGCCGTTCCTAGTCATTTGGAGTTGGAACGTGTTGTTTGGGACATCTTTGATGATCGCTTACAATTTGGAGACCTGGGCCGCTGTGGTTCTGTTGGGAGCCTTCCTTCGAGCTAACGTAACAGTAAAACGGTAAAACTGATCGTTGACCTTAACCGATCAAGACGCTATACTAGTTAAACGCTGTTAGGGAACAGCCACAACAAAGGAAACTTAAAAATGAAAAGATTCAATCCAGAAACAAAGACTTTCAAAGTCTTCACCGCACTGTACAATGGTCAGGCCCTGACCGCCAGTGAAGCCAAGAAGCGTTTTGGCGTAGGTAACTTGGCAGCAGAAGCCAGCCGCATCCGTCAGAGCGGTTATGCTGTTTATGCCAACAGCCGCAAAGCAGGCAACGGTGTTCAGGTCACTGAGTATGTGATGGGCAAGCCATCACGTGAGATCGTTGCTCTAGGCTACAAGGCCGCCGCAATGGGCATCACTCTTTAATTAGGGTTTCAAAGACAAGCCGATTCGCTCCCGGGGCGTCTTTGGGGTGTTGTAGAAATACAACACCCTTTCTTTTGGTTGACAGTTTGGACTAAAGACAGTATAATAGATACATACAGACACAACAGGAGCCGAGATGACAACATTAGAATTTAGACCCAAGTGTATCAATCATGGTTGCACTAAGCCCGTAACATATAGTCACAAAGATGAGCAAGGAAACAAACGCTGGAGAATTCATTGCGGGCATTGCCAAGGAGCCAGCTACGGACGGCACGCTCATGCTTCTGGGGTAACACCATTCAAGACTGGCTACTGCTCTAACAGTGATAGTCATTTAGGGTTTGCTTGTGCTATTAACTACAAGAAAGCTCCTTGGGCAATAGGCATGACAGAGATAGATCACAAGAATGGTGATTGCACTGACAATCGTGTTAAGAACTTAGACGAGCTGTGCCCGATGTGCCATAAACGTAAAGGTCGACTACTCGGAGACTATAACAACATGAAACACTATCGTGTGGCGTAAGAGCCACACTGCCGGCACTCCAATCCCAGGGGTTGACAGTTTGGGCAAGAGGCTATATAATAGAGACATACAGCAACAACGGAGCGAACCATGTTTACAGCAGATCAAGTTTGGGGATTAGCGGTAGCGGCAGATCGTATCAATGAGGGCTACTTCAAAGAGCCTGTGTGGACTCAACCCGACAACGATCTAACAGGTCCTATGGTTCTGGTTAAAGATGCCAACAAGTTGATGGTCAAACAATGGCTCCGCGCCAATAACTTTACAGCAGCTTCAGAAGCTGACATCGAGAAGGGTCGTGAGATTCGTCATTACTTCAACGGCTTCTTGCTCAAAGAACTATCGGGCAAGATCAACGACTTCGAGCGACAGGCACTCCGCATCGCCCAAATAGATGAGTTCACCAACAAGAACCTCCTGGAGTTTGCTATTGTAAGCTGCTTGCCCAGCACTCAACGGCGTGATGTTGACAAGAATGTCCTGGCTGCTGAAGTTAGGAACAGCACCCAGCTGACGGGCGAAGTTGGTGACAAGATACAGGGCGAGATCGAGATCGTTAAGAGCTACTACTCACAAGAGTACAATAAATTTAGAATCACAGCTAAACTGGTTGACAGCTTCGTTGATTTCTGGTATAATACTAACATGGACACAGGAAGTAGGGTGTCTATTAAAGCAAAGATTAAAAGTGTGCGTGGCGACAATACAACACAGTTAAACTTTGTAAAGAGAATTGGTTGACACTGAGCTGAGTTGGTGTTATACTATTAAAACTGAGAAACAACTTAAAGAGGTCTTAAAATGGCAAAGAGCACAGATATTTCCGTCCGCCAAGTCGGTCCAAAAGCCGCAAAGCGTTCTATCCGCAAGGCGATTCAAACACGCCGCCCAGTGTTCCTGTGGGGTCCCCCAGGCATTGGTAAATCCGACATTGTCAAGCAGATTGGCCAGGACGCAGGCCGTGATGTTATCGACGTTCGACTGGCTCTGTGGGAACCTACAGACATTAAAGGTATTCCTTATTACGATGCCAGCAAGGGCACAATGGTTTGGGCTCCTCCAGGTGAACTGCCTATGGATCCAGAGAGTACCGCAATCATCTTCTTGGACGAGTTGAACTCCGCTCCTCCAGCTGTTCAGGCCGCTGCCTATCAGTTGATCCTTAACCGCAAGGTTGGTACTTACCACTTGCCTAAGGGTGTTGACATTGTTGCCGCTGGTAACCGTGAAGGCGATCGTGGCGTGACATATCGTATGCCTGCTCCGCTGGCTAACCGTTTCATTCACTTGGAAGCCAAGGTAGACTTTGATGACTTCCAAGAGTGGGCTGTGATGAACAATGTGCATCCAGAGGTTGTAGGCTATGTAGGCTTTGCCAAGCAGGACCTGTACGACTTCGATCCCAAGAGCCCTTCAAAGGCCTTTGCTACTCCACGCTCGTGGGTGTTTGTAAGCGACCTGCTCTGGGAAGACGACACTGACATTGATACTCTGCACAACCTGATCGCAGGTGCCGTAGGTGATGGCTTGGCTGTGAAGTTCATGGCTCACCGCAAGATTGCAGGTCGCTTGCCTAAAGCAGAAGACATCCTTAAGGGCAAGGTCAAGGACCTGCAGATTAAGGAAGTGTCAGCGATGTATTCTTTGACTGTTAGCCTGTGCTACGAGTTGAAGGATCAAGCAGAGAAGAAGGCCAAGGACTTTGATTCTCAGGCTGATAACTTCTTCCGCTACATGATGGATAACTTCCCAACAGAGTTGGTAGTAATGGGTGCTAAGACAGGCCTGACAAACTACAACCTGCCATTGGATGCAACAAAGATGAAGAGCTTTGACGAGTTCCACAAGCGATTCGGTAAGTATGTTTTGAGTGCAATGGAGAATTAAGACCTCGCCCTTGCAGGGGCGGGGAGCTTCTCAGGGCTTGCCCGCCCACCTATAGAGTGCCAGGGTGTTGCGTAAATACAACATCCTGGCCACTTGACAACTTCGTCGTTTGGTGCTATAATATATACATACTAAGGAGAGCGACACATGGACCCGATCATCGATAAACTAACTACTGCTA